AAGCCAAATTCTTACAAGCGGTTACTTTTAAAATTTTTATTTTATTTCTGTAATCTTTATATCTGCTGTTCGATTATGCTCATAAAAGCTACATTCTGCATGATATTTGCCTTCTACGCCAAATGCATTTTTTGCCGAAAATTCTAATTGAACAACAATATCCCCAGTAACACTAGGGCGAACTATTTTATTAAAAATACTTGAATCGACAGTTGCAGGGAAATTGGCTCTTTTTTTAACCATATCTAAGCAATAACGATAATATTCATATTGATCAATTTTCCCAAACTTTTCCTTAACAGATTGTACAGTTAATTTTGATTTTATATCATTCTCGCTAATATAAAAGCGTTCCTTATTTTTACAATCTACAAAAAATACAATTCTAGATTTCGGCTCGCTTTGGTTATCAGATAAACTAACATCTATAATCTCATCACATCGCTTAGATTGATAAGCAAGTTTCGCAGCATCATACGCTAAGGCGTTGATTTTATGAAAACCATCATCCCCCCATTTTTTATGAGCTTTAGGATAAGCCTTTTTCGTCATAGGTAAATACACCTTTTCAAAATCGCTTTGGGAAAGTGTTCTTTCTGTTTCATCCTTGTTTTGATTTTGGGATTTCCCTTCTCCATTAGAACTCGTTAGGCTTTTAATTACACCTATTACAAAAGGAAAAACAAAAAAAATCACAAATAGAATTTTAAGAGTTTTTTTCATTTTAGCCTCCAATTTTTCTAAAATTATACAATAATTATACAATAGAAAGATTAAGACTTACATCAAATTATGCTCCTAATTCATAGGCAGTGAAAGAAATTGTGATCGGCAACGCAAGACTATTGCCTGATAAAAAAAGCCCACCGATTTGCGGTGGGTGATGAATAATCAGCTGAATGTGGGATTCAACCACACTCAAGCCGTAGAAATGTTGGCGTAACTGACTCGCTCTCTGCTCAATCGCTTTTGTGCCTTGCCCGTTGTCAAAAAATAAAGTGAGCTGTAAAAAGCCCGTTTCTGTCGCAAGCGGTTTATTGGAAATCGTACTGGTCTTTGCTGTATTGACCGATAAATAGACCGCTTGATAAGGCAGTTTAGGCTCTGTTTTCATTCCTTCCCAAGCGGTCGGAAAAGCATCTAATTTTGCTAAATGACTTTCTAAAATGCGTCGAATTTGCGGTTTCATTGCCTACCTCATAGATGTGAATGTTGAGCATAATACGCATTGATTTCATCCACGGAAATGCGAATCATCCCTTGAGGGGCTTGCACAGAATAACCGCGTTGTGTCTTCCCTGTTTTGGAAGGGCTAGGATATAACCCATACTCTAGCATCGGGGCGTAAGGTTTGTCCGTCGCAATCACTATTGTATCGGACAACCGAGCCTGAGCAATGGCAATTTGACTGCCATCGTAATTACTCGGTACAGCATTCAAGGCAACCGTCCACGAACGTCGCAACGCACCACTATCAACAGGTGTTTTCTTCTGTACCTTGTTGAGGGTATCTAACGCAATTTTGCGAAAGCCTTGTGTTTGAGCCAATAATGCGGAATCCACAAAGCCATCAATAGTGGCACTAAATCTACCCATAACGTCTTCCTTGTGCTTGATAATAAATCGCTTGTTGTGCAGGACGAATCGGCTGCACTTTAATCACTTGCCACTTTTCGCCATTGACCGACACAATGTCGTTCACTTCCGCTTTTTCAGTGAGTAACATCAACACATCGCCCACTTGCACATCGGCATGAGTGGTCTGACGGCTAAAATCGTAGGCAAGCGTATCAAATAAACAGGATGCCGACACACGGCGTTTTGATTGGCTCACTTCGCCCGTTTCGGGGTTATATTTGCCCGTTTTTACTTGTGAAATCACACAAGGGCTGCCAAACTGGCGAATAAGCTTGGTCGAGACCTGCTTTAGGTTTTGATAAAGTTGCATTAGCCACGCTCCAATTTCACCACGCCAAAGCTACTGCGATCTAACCAAGCGACTAACAGTTGTCGCACATAATCAAAGCGGTTACTGCTATCGGCAATCGTTGAACGGTTGTCATAATTGACCGATAAACTGCCGACTTTCACGCTGGTCATCTTCTGCTCTGCGTTTTGGTTAAGATTTTCTTGTAATGCCAGCTCACACACGGCATAGATAATGGCGGTAGGGATTTTTAACGATTCAAATCCTTTACGCGGAAATTGGCGTAGCTGCATTGGGTCGGCTTTTTCGCCCATAAAGCGGTAATTCACATCTAAGAAATCTGATGCACTCACCAAGCGGCGAGCCTTTTCCTCTTCGTCTAACTCGGCCCACGCCGCTTTGCTCATTCGCAAATTGTGATACGCATTGGCTTCTTCTACGGAAAGATAAGCGGTCATTTTTGTTCCTTAATGTAACAATACTGAAAGAATATCAGGTAAGAAATAAGCCCCAAGTAATTCGCGTTACTTGGGGTTTCGCTTTTTATTACCGTTACTTGGTTTTCACCAACACGCCTGCAGTATCTTTCAATGAGGTAGCCGTTTTACGCCAGTTGGCTGAAGCCCCTAATTTAGTATCATCAGGAGATTTACCGCCTGCAGTCATATCCCACTCATAACCGAGAATACCTAAGTTATAAGTCCATTCTGCTTGATAAACCGCGGCGATATTTTCACCGCCTAATTTTGGCTGCATTTCGCTGTTGAAGTCGTTGTTACCGCTCACCATCACCGCATTTTCTTGCAAACCTAGCGTGTTGTAAGCCGCACCAGTGCTATCCACTAATGCAGGGCTGTCTGTAACCACAAACAAGCGACCAAACGGATCACGCATCACACTCACGTTATCGTAAGTAAACAAGCGTTCTGCGTTGGTTAAAGCATTGTCGTACAAGGTGTGTAAGGTGGTGGAATGCACAATCCACGCTTTTAATGCACTAGAGCGGTCGCCAAATAACGCCGCGGCTTTGTTGAGTGTGCGGAAATTCGGAGCGTTTTTCTTGTCGTCTAACACGGCTGTAGTTTGCCCGCCAATCGCAGCAACCGCCCCTAAAATTGCGGTGTTTAACATATCCGCTAAACGGGCTTTTGCTAATTGCTGCCCGATTTCTACCGCCGCAAGCTCAGGGTTTTGTAATACCCAACGATATTGTTGCGGTTCATACTCAATCGGGTGCGTACCTGCAGCCACTTTTACTGCGACATTGAGTAATTGCTCTAAGCGTTTCGCTTGCACCGTACCACTGCCATACGCATTACGACGACGCACTAAGCCTTGAATCGCTTTAAAGCTCGCACGAATATCAAAATCACCTTGCGTTGGTGCATTTTGCAAGGTAATCACGCCACCTGAGGCTTGATTGAATTTTTCAATATCTTGATCGACGGTTTCAGTTAACGCTAAATGCGTTTGTTTGTTGAAGACTTGTAAGTCAAAAGCCATAATAAGCTCCTATGTTATGGTGCGATTGCACCGTAAATAAAAAAAGTGCAATCTCTTGCACCCGATTATGAATGTTGTTGCATATACGCAATTTTTTCTGCGTCAGTTTTGCATTCGGCTAACGATTTCGGGGCATTACCACCGCCTGTTCCCGTGCCTGCACCTGAACCTGATGTACCTGATGGTTTTAAAATCGCATCTTTATTTGGATACGCCCCGACTAACGCCTCTAATGTTTCCTCAAAATCGGCTTTTTCACCTGGGCGTGAACGGCTGTAAATTTCATTGCCATCGGCGAACTTCGCCACCACTTTACCTTCATCTGAAATACTGAAATGCTTACCGAAGAAGGCTTGCACCACATCAGAAGGTAAATTTAAATGTTCTGCCGCATATTTAGAGCGAGCAAACGAACCACCAATGAGTTCTGCGTGCAATTGCGATTGCAGTTTTTCAGCGTGAGATTTGGATTCTGCCAGTTGTTCATCAAAGGTTTTACGCATTTCTGCTTTCACCTTTTCCACTTCGCCCGCATCAATCAGCTTTTTATCATCGAGATTTTTCACCGTTTCCAAGGCTTTGATAGCGGCTTTCGGATCGGCAATCCCTTCAAACGCTTTCAATTTGGCTTCCACCGCCTCTTTTGCCTCGCGATGTTGTTTGGCTTCACCGTTTAATTCTGCGATTTTGACGGTTGCTTTGTTCGCATCAAAGGGAATTTCCTTTCCGTCTGCGTGAACATACACAGGCATTCCGTCTTTCACCACCACATTGTTGTTTTCATCAAGTTTAAGTTTCATTGTCATCATGGATTTCCTTCCAGTTTAGTAAGAGTTACCTTTTCCAAGGCGTAAAAAAACCGCCTGTAACTTTCGCTACAAGCGGTTGATAATGTTTGTTAGGTTAAGATAATAAAAATGCCATGGCTGCTAAATATTTTTCTTTACGGAGAATATCTTCTTCTTTGATTCTAGGTAATCGAGAAAGATCAGCATTATGCTGTAAGTCTGCTAATTTAACTGAACGTGCTAAAGCATTTTGCTTAACTCTAATTAAATAATCTTGGTAGTCTTCACCTTTACGTTTTGATATAGCCAAGATGGCATTTGCGATCACATTACCAAATTGTTCTTGAATTTCATCAATGCTAATTGCCGTGTCTTCGACGCTATCGTGCAACCAAGCAACAGCACGCATTTCATCTGTTGAATTGTCTAAATGCTCTACAACAAATTCCAAATGCTCTATATATGGCTTACCAGCTTTATCTTTCTGACCGTAATGCAAATATCTTGCCAATACTTCAGCTTTTTCTGCCCACATTAATGCACCTTGATAAATTGAATGGCTTCTTTTTCACTAATTTCACGATAAGCATCAAAATCGCTAACTAAGATTTTATCCGCCCAAAACGAACCAAACTTTTTATCCCAATCTTCTTTATGAGGTTCATAGGTAGCAAATGAAAGTAAATTATTACCCATACCACGAATCAATTTTTGCTGATTGTCATCTAACTGAGCTAAGTAGTATTGATACATTATTTTACTCCTTTGATTTTTTGAATATCTTTTGGCATAACTAATTTAGCACTTAATTTCTGCATTTCAATATACAATTTTTCTTTTTCTTCTTGCTCGGTATTTGGGTCACGAAAACGTTCATAAAGCTGATGTAATTCACCATTTTTTAACGCGAAACTTTCACTTGTATGATATTGCATCTCGAAAATTACATTATCTTTCTTTACAAGAGTCGTGATGAATGTATTAATACCTTTATAAACAGCGCCGTCCCTCCAAGTATTTTTAACAATAATTGTTTTATACCCTTGTTTTTCTAAAGCAGATTGCATTTCCCTATATTGTGTTACAAAATTTTCAGGCGAGAATATTGCTGTATAGCGAATAACATCTTTAATGTTATCTATTGCTTGTTGCTCAGAAATCCCTGCTGTCATTTCTGTTTCTATTTTACGCTTCAACGAATCCATTGATTTTAAGCGATATTCGAGTCCAGCGACCTCACCATCTACAGAAGCGATAATAGTTGTCACAGCTTTTGTGATTTTAGGTTCTATTTCAACCGCTTGCTGATATTTTTTTATTACATCCATAGGATTATATTCTTGCGCTAAGTTAGGTTTAGAGTATAGCTCTTTCAACGTCATCGGTCTACCACTCTGATCTAACATATCCGAGAAAGTAATTACACCACGTTGCCATAAATCGGCTTTACCTTTACCCAGAATCTGCTCTTTCTCTTCAGCTGTTTTACTGTTGAGCCAACTCTCATAGTTAACCCGCTCATCCACCTGCCCATTCATTGAAGCACGGGTGCTGGTGGGCATTTCTTGCATTCCTTGCACGCCTAATTCTTCCCAGCTTTTGGTCACAAGCTGAAGAATACTGCGACAACGAGGGTGCAACGGTGGGCGTTTGTAGGGAATGTTATGCCCGATTGGCTTTTTGTCTAAATCCCATCGTTTGCCATCACGCACCTGGCAAACGGTAGAAGTCCGCATATCCAAGGTGGAAAGATGCTCTTCGCCTTGCAGAATATCAAGATTGGCATCACGCAAAGCTTCGTGAGCCGTATCAGCCACTTTTGCCACAGCAGTAATGACTAAAGTATCTGCGGTACGACGGCTAACGCTCATTAACTCACGCACTTCGGTAGCAAGTTGTCCGTTTTGTTTACCTTCTGCTACACCAGAGCGGATAATCCCCTCAAATTTAAAGGCTAAATCGGCACGTTGCTTATTCCACCACGCTTCTAACGGTTGCCCTTCAATCACAGCAACGTTTTTAATCGCTTTAATACGTTCTTTTGGTACATCATTAAACAAATCAAAGCCGATTTCATCGTTATAAAGCTGACTGATTTTGGCTGCTTCAAGCGATAAAAAACCGCTTAACTCGTCTTGCGTGTAAGCGGTCGTTTCTTGGTAAGTTTTTGCAATCTCTGTTTGCAGTTCGGTGAACAGTTTATCCAGTTTTTTAGTGGGCAAGGCTTCGACACCGATAGCACTGATGCGGTTAATCAGCAATTTTTGCAGTGCATTTAACCGCTTGTACACCTGTTGTCGCAAGTGAGCATCATAGCGAAAATGCAAGATTTTACGGTCAGTTAAAGCGTGGGCAATGCGTTGTCTAAGCGTTTGTTTCTGATGTTTCTTCGAGGTCAAAATGCATTCCCTCCGATTGCAGGCGTTCTTGCTCTGTGTCCCATTCTAAGCCGTCGGCTAATAAGCCACGACGTTTGGCTTCGTCAAAGGTGGATTGATTCGAAATCACGCCCGCATTACGCAACTGAATCACGCTTGCCATTGAAGCAGAAGGGTCAAGATCGTTTTCAATATTGCCCGAAATCTGCACGTTACCGACTTGCTCTTTGGCAATGCCAAGCCAATGCCCTGTATATTCCAAGGCTAAATCAATCGCATCTTCAAAACGATTAGCAAGCAATCGCAATTGGGAAATTTCTTTGCCTGCTTCATCGCGGGCTTGGCTGTCAGTCATTGCTAAGGCGGTTTTAGTAAGCAACTTCGCCCCTGCAGTTTTCATTTGCTCTTCTAAATCTTTCAAGCTTTCCACACCTGAAGCAATGGCTTGTCCAGAGTGTTCAACAAATTGCATTGAGCTACCCGTTGGAAGATGAACCGCACTACCACCAATAGCAAGCTGTTTCACTTCATCATTGGAATAAATCGCTAACAACGGTACGCGAGCAATGTTAGTGATGTTGTCCTGATCTGATTGGCTAGACCAATGCTTGATATTCAAATATGCCAATTCCATTAAAGGCGGTTCAATGGCATTGGTGAGTTCGTTACGCTTGGTGATAAACGGCACAACAGGCACAAAATCAAGCGGTCGATTTTGTGCCGTCAGTTGCAATTCCGATTCAAAACGAAATTCACCCTCTGCTTCGCTAAATTTCCGCACTTTGCCGATTTCATACACATAAACGTGTTTCACGGTTTTTACACCAAATTCACCATCCTCAACCTGTTCATTGACAACATAGCGAAATTGAGTAATTGCTTGTTTACCATTTACTCGTGCGGTTTTCATGCCCAGTACTTGATACGGTTTAATATGCACCCAATAAGGACGGGCATTTAAGGCTTTCTCTTCCGTACGGCTTTTCACCGCTTCAACACGCGTGAAATCAATCAAAGCAAAAGAGCAACCATATGCCAAGGCGGAATAAAACCAGCGGGAAGCAAACACATCAAGGTTATTGCCGACTAAATCCACATCATCAAAAAGGGCTTGCACTGTTTCTGTCACATCAGCAACATCAATCGGGTTGAAGAACACACGCCCTATCATTTGCGAAAGGGTTTCCGACAAGGCAGGATAAAGGGTTGAACGCTCAAGGCGTTTGCGGTAACTATCGGGCTCTTCCATTTCCATTTGGAAAAGGTAGGTTTGTGCGGCTTTCCGCATTGTTGCCGTGCCACCGAGTAAATCATCAATGATTTTAGTTTTCTTGGTTAATTCCACCATTTCAGCGGTGGGAGGATGAACTGACATAGTGAATCCTTAATAGAGTTTGAGAGCGGTTTGTTTGAGCACATCGCGTCTAATTGGGGCAAAGCACATCACGAGTGCATCCGCTTTATTCGGCGAGGGAATGCCACGCTTACGCATATCTTTCTTACTTTCTACCCGTACTTTGCCGTTATTATCGTAATCTACGCGAGGGCGAGAGAGTTCTGCTTTTAAATAGTCTAAATCAGGTATATCGCTACTGAGTGAAATCATTTCATCAACAGGATAAACATCGCCGTATTTGATCGCACGATAGGTCTTATAAAAACGGTCTCGTAATTGCCACCACGCTTGAGCTTTAATATTGGCGAACATATCACCGTTTTTCTTGCCTTGTGTGTAAAAGGAATCAGGATTAAACACTGCAGCACCCGCATTAAAGCCGATACAGTTGATCTGATTCGTCTCAATTTCTCGGTATTTTGCTTTCACACCCGCACCAACACCGATAGAGTCGAAAACAATTTCATCTGCTTGCCACTCCACTGCTTTTGAATGAGTGCGTAATGCGGATTTAATCACATCTTCGCCCCGCCACTCCTCTAAACCCAGCACCACAGAACCGTGTGCAAAACAGATAGCATTCGCATCAGCCCCATCATCGGCAACGTCAAAGCCCACAATTTTTCGACCGCTTGCAGCGAAATTCAACCGCTTGTGAGCATCAACAGCACATTCAATCCAAATAGGCTTAATAATTGCTAAGTCTGAATCTGCCACTGGCTCACCAAGCCAAATATGACGGTAAAGCTCAAAATCTCGCTCTTTGCAACTTTCCATCTCAAGCCGCAACGTTTCGGGAAAGTAGGGGTTTTCAGTAAAATTGACTTTCTGGATAAAGGCATTATGAGGAGGGTTAATCACAAACCGTTGGTAAGTTGGATCAAGCAAGTTTTTCGGGTTAAACGTAATCCAAATTTCAGAACCCTCTTTACGAATAGTTGGGATCAAGATATTCCAACTTTCATCAGAGACGTTTTCGGCTTCTTCAATCCAAACTAAATCAATCCCCTCAAGTGATTTAATTTTGTTCGGATTATTTTTGATGCCATAAAACATAAATTCAGCACCCGTTTTTAAACAATAAATCGCATTGCGTTGTACTTCAAAATCAGCCAAATAACCTAAATCTTCGATCGTGTCCGCAATCAACTTAATCACCGAATCACTCATCGAATTTTGCAACTCACGCCCACAGAAAACACGTACTTTAGAACGCATTGCAATTTCAACTAAAAGCTGAGCTACTCCCCAAGATTTACCGCTCCCACGCCCACCATAAAGCACCTTATAGCGAAATGGGCTAATTAGCGGTTGTAGTATCGGATTTAGTTTCTGTCGCATCGCCAAATAACTCCGATAGTGATGGTAGTTTTTGTTCCTGCTTAACCCTAACCTCAATACGTTTTACATTCTGATCTTCTACTTGCATTCGTTTCAATTCGAAATCCAGCTTCTGACCAGTCAATGATTGGCGTAATTGAATGAGAGATTGTAGCCTTGCCGTTGTTCGCTCAATCAAAAGATGATAATCACGTTTAATAAACTGCCTTGTCTCTATTGGCTCATCCTCCTCACCAGTGAGAGGAATACCACCAACAACGGGCGTTTGCTCTGTTCTAGACTTTAATTCTAGTTCATCGGCTTGCCGTTGCTCTTCTTCTAGCAATCTAAATAATCTTGCCCGATATAACCTGATTTCATTATCAAGGCTATCTAGCTCAACTTGATCGACAATCTCACGCTCTTCTTCCGTGAGAAATTTTGAATAAATAGAGCCAGGTTTAGCGGCATTTGCATTACCCTTTGGAGCACCCGTTGCTTTACCCCCGTGTAAGCGACATCGCCCATTTGCCATCGCCACGTTACGGCATTTTTCACCCGACCGAGTTTTCGCACCGCAAAACCTGTTATTTCTAGGTAAAGGCATTAAAACACTCACTTACAAGGGGTTGTTATTGAAAATTAAGAACCTGACACACGCCCATTCTGAGGCGTCGTCTTAGTTCGCTCAATTCGTTTTTGCATTTTTTTCTTTGCTCTTTTAGAAATTTTACGCATTTTTAACTCCCACTTGTCCGTGAATTACTTGAACTACTTTTACTGCGATTTTTTACACCTTTCGCATAACTAGGTGGGGGTGGTGAAGCTGTGTAATAACCACTAACTGGTGCTGGTTTAAGTGCCATATTGTTCTCCTAATAAAAAAGCCCTAAGCATTTCTGCTTAAGGCTTCATTTTCTACTTTAACTTAATCGACAAACTCTAAATAAGCCTTGTCGATCTTCCCTTCCGTTCTATACGGAATATCTGCTTCTGGCAATTTCACACCTAGCTTTTTCGCAACCTCTTGCCCATCTAGATATTTATCACCAATTTCAAGCAAATCCATCGCTTTTAGAAACGCATTGCATTGTTCCCGTGATTGAAAGCAAACACAGAACCAATACTCAGAATCTGTTGCTAACTCAAATCGCTTATCTTCACGCTTGATTGCATCTCTAAAGCCTTTCTGTAAGGCGTCCAGTTCTGCTTCGCTATCTTTTTCAACATCGCCTGTTTCTTCAGGCAATTCAATATACTTTTTTGCTTGCTGACGCTTTCGCACGGCAGCTGCTTCTTTTGCCTGTCTTTTCTTGATCATAGCCTGTTCTTTCAAGGCTTCTTTATCAACGCTTGCCATTGGCACACTCCCATCTAAAAATCTCTAAATCAGCTAACGGATACAAATCCAAAATTTTCTGATAATCCCGTGGGAAATGTTGCTTAATTAAATATAAAAAACGCAAATCAATTCCATCAAAAGACCGACCAAAAATCTTGTAATCCTGTGCTAACTTCACATTATGCTTTCTAAAGCACTCAATCAAATCAGCTTTTTTCCAATCCCAAATCGGGTGGTACTTAAACTGATTGAAAGAGATACTACCGTGCTTATTGATTGCAATTCGTCTCATCGGACTGTCTGCGGCACGAACGCCATCAGCGACTAATGTTTTTTTCGGCAAATCGAAACGATCTACCAAAACTCGCTGAACATCAACATAATCAAAATCTGGGAAATTTGCGTCTTCAATCACCTTGCAATTTTGTGGAGGCTGAAACACTAAATTATTCAACATTCTAGGCACGCTTGGATGCGGAAGCTGAATAATCTTTGTTCCAAAGAACCGCTCATAATAATCAATGCTTTCATCGATAAATTCTAAATGAGGCACTAGATACAAATAATAAGGGATAACCTCTTCAAAATGATCTCGGATTGCCAACCAAGTAGCGACTGCGTCTTTCCCGCAACTAAAGGCAAGCAGGCTTTTCTTTTGTCTTTCTGCGACAAATTTAATTGTCTCCTGCCCTGATAATGCAGCCATTTTTCCTCCTTGCTTAAAAATTCGAGATAATTTTAACCTTAAATGTTGACAATGTCAATAATTATTTGCTAATATACCCACATCGGCAAGCAATACCACTTGTTAGATAACAAGAACCTATATACCAATATGGAGAATCGAACTATGTCAGTACAAATCGTATCTGAAAAACACATCAACGCAATTTTAACCTATGCACTTCACTCTTGCTTTACTTGCTACTATCAAGGGCATAGTTATAAAATTACACAAGATAATTACCAAGAAGCGGGGCAACGCCTACTGAGTGCAAACGTTAGATCATATAACGAACACTATCAAGAAAGCGTAATGCTTTATTTTAACCCTAAACGCAGTCGTCAATGGTATAGCAATTTGCAAATTATTAAACTTTGCCACAGTTTAGCCTATCAATGCACCGAAAAACCTTTATGGAACGGCTCGCTAGAGAAAGCATTTTTAGAACAGCTTGCACGCTATGCATTGGAGACAATGACAGAGTATAACGAATTAGAATGGACGATTTAAGACCAAACGCAGAAAAATACTTCAACCCTAGCCGCGAATACTTCTCGCGGCTTATTAGCACTTTGCAAAATGATTTTAACCTTTCTACAAGTGAGATTAGCCGATTGATCGGAGTAAACCGCAGCGGTTTATATAACTATATGCGAACAGATGATCGATACCGTCCACACTCATACTCTTTACAATTCACCCTTGAAGAACTAATTAAAAACTTACAAGTAGAAAAATCAGAATAAGCCCTTATTGGGCTTTTTTCGGTCGAGCTTAAGCCCACAGGAACGCTGAAAATCGGATATGTACACTCTCCGACTCCCTCCTCCGATAGTGTCTAGCACTAATCCCGTCTTCAATTTTTCTTATTTTTTTCTACATATTTACGAATATTATCCACCTGGGCCGCACACAAATCTCGCTCGCTCATTACTACAACCAGGTAATCTATTGCATCTCCGTAAG